GGCTTAAACGAGAAAGGTCGTAAGTCTTACGAGGCTGAAAACCCTGGCTCTGATCTAAAGGCTCCTGTAAAGACAGGTGATAATCCGCGTAGAGCTAGTTTCTTGGCTCGAATGGGCAATATGCCAGGGCCAGAGCGTAAGCCAGACGGTGAGCCTACTAGACTGCTGTTAAGTTTAAAGGCATGGGGCGCTAACTCAAAGGCTGACGCAAAGAGTAAAGCTGCTGCAATATCTGCAAGAAACAAGAAAAAATGAGCCATCAAAGCCAGCTAGACTTCGTTGCAGGTGTAAAAGCTAGATTCCCTGATTACTTTACCGACAAAAAGGTATTAGAAATTGGCTCTCTTGACATCAATGGCTCTATTCGTACCTTTTTTGATACTCCTAGCTACATTGGTGTGGACGTTGGAGAAGGTCGTGGAGTTGATGTTGTAGCTAGGGGAGAGGAGCTAGTATTTCCTGAAAGTTACTTCGATGTAGTGGCAAGCTGTGAATGTTTTGAGCATAACGAACAATGGGCTGAGACATTTGCAAACATGGTTCGAATGGCAAATGGATTGGTATTCTTTAGCTGCGCTACTACAGGGAGACCGGAACATGGTACAGGAAGGACTAGCAGGGCTGACAATCCTTTTCTTGGCGATTATTATCTTAACTTAACAGAGCAAGACTTTAGAGATAAGTGCGATTTAAGCAAGTTTGAGCAATACGAATTCTCGACTAATGACTCACCTGCTGATCTTTACTTCTGGGGCTTATGCAAGCAATCGTGATATGTAGTACAGGGAATGTTGGCTTAACAGTACTGGTAACTGCTTTGGAGGTCTATGCGCCTCACATACCAGTATATATAAGCTGCAATACGCCTAAATGTTTCGGTAAGCACATAAAGATGATCCCGAACATGGAGTCTAACTTTGGTGATGCCTACAATGTAGCTACAGACTACGTGTTTGCTCAAGGATATGATTCTGTGATCCTGGCTAATGATGACGTAGTACCTACACCTAGCACTATTACTAAAATGGCAGTAGATTGGGATTTACTCAAGAACGCAGGATATAAAGTTGGTTTCTTGGGTACTAGGTCTGACTTTGTATTGCCTGAGCAGAATATACGTTATCCTATCGTCGATGATGACTTTGTAGGTTTACGCTATCGCAGCGAGGGATTTATAAAGAAAGCAAATACCATTGCGCCAATATTCGCAGCGGTATCAAAGGAAGCATGGAAAGCAGCTAAGTTTCCAAGTGTAAACTGGTATTCTGATAACATTATCTGCGATGACATGGCTAAGGCTGGCTTTACTCATTGGGTAAGCAGAGGCTATGTGCATCACGCAGGAAGCCAGACAGTAGGCAGCGACTTTGCTAAATGCCATGAAGATAGTAGGGCATGGATACGGCAGCATAGACCAGATGTATACGATACGTATTATTAAGCATGACACCTGAAAGATAATGCAATGCAATTAAATGTTAAGTATCGCAAAGTTGAGGATTTAATTCCTTACGTCAACAACAGTCGCAAGCATTCAGACGAGCAAGTTGCTCAAATATCAGCCAGCATTAAAGAGTTTGGATGGACTAATCCTATATTGATAGATGGAACTAATAGCATTATTGCTGGTCATGGCAGGTTAATGGCTGCTCGTAAGTTAAAGATGGATCAGGTTCCTACGATAGAACTAGATCATTTAACCAATACGCAGCGTAAAGCGTTAATTATTGCAGACAACAAACTAGCGTTAAATGCTGATTGGGATACTACTTTGCTAACTATTGAGTTAGATGAGCTATTAAAGGATGGTTTTGCGCTAGATATACTTGGTTTTGATATTGCTGAATTAGCTAAATTATTTGATGCTGTTGAGCCTGATAATATTAAAGAACAATCGTATAACGAAGTTTTTAATATAATTGTTGAATGTAAAGATGAGCAAGAACAAGAAAAAATATTTAACAGACTTGATTCAGAAGGGTACAAATGCCAAGTGCAAAGTTTATAGTTGAATCAAAATCATCAAATACATTTAAAGCAAATAAAGTTAAATCCATGTTTGACTGTAATATGGATATTATTAAAAAAGAATTTAATATAAATATACCAATTGAAAATACTAAATGGAATATTGGGTTAATAGTTGGTGCATCTGGTACTGGTAAAACGACTATTGCGCGTAAAGTATTTGAAAATTTTAAATTTTTTGATGGTTTTGAATGGACTGGGCAATCAATTATTGATGATTTTGGAGATAATTGTTCTGCAAAAGAAATAACTGAAATATTGTCTAAAGTTGGTTTTGCTTCACCGCCTGATTGGTTAAAGCCATTTAATGTATTGTCAAATGGTCAAAAAATGAGAGCAGAATTAGCAAGATTAATATTAGATACAAATGAGCCGTTTATTTATGATGAATTTACGTCTGTTGTTGATCGACAAGTAGCTTGCATAGGATCAGCAGCTATTCAAAAGTTTATACGTAAACAAAATAAGCAATTTGTTGCCGTAAGTTGTCATTATGATATTGAAGAATGGTTAGAGCCTGATTGGGTATTTGATTGCAATACAATGGAATTTTCGCGGAGGTCACTTCGACGACCAGAAATCAAATGTTCGATTAAAGCTGCTAAACAAGCAGAATGGCGAGAATTTATGGACTTTCATTATTTAAGTCACGATCACAATAATGCAGCGCATAAATACGTTTGTACTATTGGTGATGAATCTGTAGCTTGGTGTTCTGTTTTGCATTTCCCGCATCCTCATGTAAAAAATATGAAAAGAATACATAGAATTGTTGTAAAACCTGATTATCAAGGCATAGGAATTGGTACAAAGTTTATGTCAGAAGTTGCTAAAAAGTATAAAAATAACAAAATGAGAGTGACATTAGTAACAAGTTCGCCAGCATTTATTCATGGACTGCAACATAATAAGAATTGGATAATGACTAGAAAGCCATCAAGAGTTGGAGCATCTAATGGAGTCTTAAAGAATGCAACGTCAGACGCAAGACTTACATCAACATTTGAATTTATTTAATTCATAACATTTCCCCTTAATAAAATGAATGAGCATATTCCTAGCGCAGAAAACAAACGATTGGTCGAAACATCGGCTGGTCTTGGACTGCCACATGAGCAAATAGGGGCGTTAATCGGCATTGATGATAAGACGCTGCGTAAGCATTACCGCACTGAGCTTGACTTGGGCAAGGCTAAAGCCAGCGCACAAATAGCTAAGACATTGTTTAACAAGGCTCAAAGCGGTGATACGACTGCATTGATCTGGTGGACAAAGGCGCAGATGCGTTGGGCTGAGACTCAGAAGCTAGAACATACAGGCGCAGATGGTGGCGCTCAACTGCATACAGTTACATGGCAGAAATAGTCATCCCGTATCAGCCTAGAGCGCCTCAGATGCAGATGCATGAGGCAATGGATGGCACTAGGTTCTGCGTAGTTGTTGCTCACAGGCGTATGGGCAAGACTGTAGCGGCTATCAATCATCTGATTAAGTCTGCTATCGAGTGCGACAAGGATGAGCCTAGATTTGCTTACATTGCGCCTACATACGGGCAAGCCAAACGAGTAGCTTGGGATTACCTAACTAAGTTTACGAGGCCACTAAATGCCACCCATAACATTTCTGAACTGCGGGCTGACTTCTGGGGCCGTCGCATTAGTCTTTATGGTAGCGACAATCCTGACAGTCTCCGTGGTCAATACTTCGATGGCGTTATATTGGATGAGATCGGAGACCAAGACCCGAAGATATGGAATGAGATTATTAGGCCAGCTCTGTCTGATCGCCTTGGCTGGTGTATGTTCGTGGGTACTCCTAAAGGGCGAAACCACTTTGCTGACCTGAGAGATAGGGCAGACGATGCGGATGATTGGAAGCTGCTAGAGTTTAAGGCCAGCGAGACCAAGATTCTAGTGGAGTCTGAGCTTGATTCAGCACGTAAAGAGATGGGTGAGGACAAGTACAACCAAGAGTTTGAGTGTTCATTTAACGCGGCGGTAGAGGGTAGCTACTATGGTCAGATCATCAATAATATCGAGGAAAAAGGCCATATCACCCGTATTGAACGCGATGATCTTTGTCGGTCTTTTGTTGCTTGGGACTTGGGTATGGGCGATTCTACTTGTTTGTGGGTGGCTCAACTGGTTGGCAAAGAAGTGCGGCTTATTGACTGCGTCGAGAACCACGGACAAGGTTTGGACTGGTATGTACGCTGGCTGCAAGACAATGACTATGCGCGGTGGGAGCAGTTC